TAAACCACCAATCATGTGAATTAAACCAAAGCCATAGAAACCTGTGCCTGGTAAAAATTTAAATTGTACAAAGTAATTTATTTTTTTCTTTAATGGATCTGTAGGTTGATAGTTTCTTCTAATGGATAAAATTTTATTATTAGATTGTGCGATTGTTACAATGTAAGGTAATTTAATTCCTGTTGGTTCACCGTCTTCGCCTATATCTTCATACCCATCTAAATCTAAATTTGTATGCATTTCATAAAGTGTGTACTGATCTTCTTGACCATCTTTTGAAATACCTTCTAATTCTAATTTTTTATCTTCTAATTGATTTTCTGTAACAGGTGGCTTTCCTAAATCTATGTCTCTATAAAAACCAGATACTTGTTGTTTTCTTAAATCGTTTTCAGAAATTTTTACGACATGAATAATTGCTTCTGCATCTTCTAAACTGTTTGCAGAATAGGGAACAATTAAATCATCTGCAGGAACAAATTTAGAAACGGCTCTACCTAAAAGATCGTCATAATAAACTTTCTTAAATGTAGAGCCGGACAGGGGAAGATAAAATAACATTTGATCAAACTCTGGCTCATACTCTTTCATCTGATCCATAATTTGATAATTCATAAAATCTTTTACACGTTTAGCTTGTTCTTCTTTGGG